GTTTATGCTTCCTGAGAACATTGCTTTTCATCGGTTTTTTGTATTAAACTTGCTCAACGTTTTCTTTGTTTTATGTTGCGAGTTATTGATTCAAGCCTTTGATTGGTTGGCACGGACATTCAACGAGAACGATTTTGTTCTCGTTGCCAATGCGCTTCGAGTGCAGTACCCTGTTATACTGCAAACGTACTGTCGGTATGTGTTTCCGGATGTCATCGACTTATTACGTTTTGCTGCTATTGATCAGGGGTTGCATTTCCCGGATGTGTTGTCTTTCCGTCCTATATATCCGTATATGAATGGAATTTCTGGTTTTGAGTATATCGTTAACTTTTTACCCGAGTACAACGCATGTTATTCCGCGATTGTTGATTTAACATTGTGTGAATATTTGGTTGCGAAGTTTCTTGCCCATAAGGATGTTGCCTCCACCTTGAACGTTATGTTTGAGGCCGTGAAGAAATATGATGACATCCACTTAGTCAATCCTGATTTGATATACAACACTGTGTTGTATTCATATCAATTGAAGAAACTACGCACACGTGCTGCATCTGCCGCGCGTGGGAAATGTGATAGCCAATTAGTGCAGTTAAACTGATATTGCGCGGCGCGTCAATGATACACCACATTGGCGTGCACTTGCGCAAATCGGTTACTGTTGGTGGCGAATTTCTGTTTCGGAATAATCGCAGGTTTCGTTTCAAGCCAAGCCCGCGTGCATGTAATTATGTTACGCCCGAGTATCGCATTCGGTTTACGTCTGACGATTCTCCCCGTGACACATATAACTTGTATTTTGGCCCATCTTTTGGTAATTCAAGCGTTGTATATACCACTGATAATTTGGGTCTTGGACTTGGCATTGAACGTCTGACTTGTGTGCGGCAACCTGAGCTGCACGGGTCTGATGAGCAGCTTTGGGAGAGTCATGCAAAATTTTGCAGCTCACCATGGGCTCAGGCTGTTGCATTATTTTGGCGGCAGAAATACATTGATTATTCTCATATTGACTATTATGAGGATTTATTACGCCAGCACGCTTTGGACCGCCGTCATGTTAAGTTTAAACTACGTCGCGCTGCTCTTATGCAGATGTATGAGACGCATGGTTTGTTTGCTGATTGGGGTCCTGGTTTCAACAGTGCTAAAATGAAACCTGGTGAGGATGCAAAAGTTAAGAAGAAACCACGCACCATCGTTGATTTACAGACGATTGCTTCTTTAGTTGCCGGGTTTATACTCGACGACCTTAAGAATGCAATCGATTGTGATCAGTTTTACGACGTGTGTGGATTGCGAGTTTGCATCCGTTTTTACAAATCCCCCTCTTATGACAATATGTCGCAGGCTTTTCGGCGGTTGTCGACTTCTGACGTCGACGGCTTGTGTTGCGATTATTTTTTCGCAATCTTTTCTGATGATATGTGTGTGCGTGGCCCTGATGATTTCATGGCTAACATCGATATCTCTCAGTGTGATTCTTCACACGGAGATGAGCTCTTTGGATTACTCCGATCAACTATTGATGTTGGTTGGTATGACCATGCTGTTGATGGTGTTTTTGCTCAGTGTAAGAGACCATTGACCGTCTGGGACACATCGCACACACAGAAAGTTACTTTAACGCCCTT